CCTTTTCGTTATTCTTAAATTATCATACCATAGGCTAGATGTCAAGCCCCTTTTTCTGCTAAAATGGTGGTGGGGGAACCGTAGGCGTTTTTGTTTGCTCTTTTTCGCCTACGACCTCCAAAACTTTAGCTCCAGGAAAGACGTCCAAAACTTTTTGTACGTCTGTTTTTTCTTCAGGGGGATCGTTCAATCCTTGATCGCCACTCCACATATCACCACCCAAGCGCGAACGCTCAAGCAGATCGTCCATCACTGGATCATCTGAGTGTCCATGACCTTGCTTTTCTTCTGGCTTTTTGTAGCCTGGCTCGATCTCTGGCCACGGCAATTCTTCGCCAGGGTACAATTCAGCCCAGCACCAATTCTGCACGCTCTTGAAGCCTTCGGCCTCGAACATATCGCCCCAGTCCTTGTATGGCTCGCGCGGTTGTCGCACGCGGTAGCTCATCACTTCATCGAGTGCCTCGCGCACCTTTTCGCCAGCTGCGTCACGATCACCAGCAAAAATAATGCTTATGCCGTTTTCTTTGCACCACGCTCCCATAGCCTTCACAAGCTCTGGCTGCGATGCTGATGGCACTGCGATCCACGGCACGCTACAATGCTGCATGACAGCCGCGTCGCTCGTCCCTTCCACCAAAAATAGAGATGAATTGCTCGGATCAAGATTCCAGGTGCCGTACATTGTCGGCTTGGCGTCCTTCCAAAAATTAAAGCGCACATCACCCTGTAGATTGCGCCACTGCGCGAACGGGATACTTGTTTCTGATCGGCTGAAGTAGGGTATAAAATACCGCTGATGCTCGGCGTCCCAGCGCCAGCGCATTTCATCATTGAGTACATCGATAGGAATACTCTTAAAGTAGTGATCGGCGGGGATCTCTGGCAAGCTCTTCCAGTATTCCATCAGATCGAACGTCTTATATTTTGGTGCTTGAGTCACTGGCTTTGCCTTTCGTATCGGTTTCGCTTGATATGTACCACCCTGCTTAGTTGCCCTCTCTGGCCGAAGCTCAGGGAATGCTTTGGTGATGTGGTATCGACCGCAACCAGCATGACAATTGACAAACCAATCATCTTTGTATATCTGAACACTAGGGTGTTTGTCTTCGTGAGTCGGACATTGAGAAAGTATGTAACGATGCCCGTGTTTGTACCGTAGGCCTGCTGAATCCAGGCATCGTAATACATCCGCTTCTGTAAATTTATCAGGCTCATAATTTCCTTTCATTATATTTCACACGCGTCTACTATAGCTTCGCAAAACTGTAGTGGTATAGCGCCTCTACTTAAATAATCTCTACCTACATCTGAATTTTGCTTTGAATGTATATGACTTTTATCGCAAAATTTTAATGATAAATCAGGATAATTTGTCCAAATATCAGTAGGCTTCATAGTAGCCTTGCCATTGTCTTTTCGACCGTACATGCAATAAGTCGCAGTATATCGAGGTCTATTTTCGACAAAAGGCATATGGCGCATACGACCACGAGGGTTTTCAACAAAATAGTACTTCGTTCCACGTCGTACTAGTTCATCAATCAAGTGCCATAAGCTAACATTTACCATGTCACACTCCCACGCATAATAAGTCTTTGGTATACCACCATTGTCCATAGTCCGATGACGATGAGTAGCTATCGAATATGTAGTGCAGTCTGGTGAAGCCCAAATAACATCTGGTACCCCCCCCACCAAATCAATTACATCGTTAGCAGTCAGTTTTGAAATATCAGCATGAAGCTCAGCTTCTAATTTTTCTGACCAATCAACCCTATATATCTCGTGTCCGCGTGCTGCAAAGGTTTTACTAATATCACCAAGACCACTGAAAAGTTCAAGAATTTTCATACCATTCCTTCCAGTACGCCATCTTTAAGTCTCATTGAATAATATGTGCCAGGCCGTGCCGTGAAGCGCGACTTACGCAACCAAATGCGAAGCGCCCCCACTCCCATGTCCTTGTCCTCTTCCACCTCTATAACTTTGGTGCCCGCTTGAGCGATGGAGCCAGATCCAACGATTTTGGCCATGCCTTTCGCTCCCGCTTGCTTGTTGACGTGGCTGATCAGGATGATTGTTTTGTTCATTTTTTTCATGAGCTGGTTGAGCTTCTGCATGAAAATTCGCTGGCTGATGTATTCGTTCTCGCCTTTTATGCTTTCCGCTCCCTCGAATGCGAACTGCAGATGATCGAGAAATATCACGTCTATTTTTCGATCGACGAACCATTCTTCTATCAGCTTTAGTAGATCGTCCAAATTCCATGATTTTACCAAGTCCTCCTGTGGCATAAAATGAATGTTATCGCTTTCCATGATATATTTCTTGGTCCCTTCAACACCTAAAATGTTGCTGAGACGAATAAACACGTCGGCGCCCGCATCCTCCAAAACAAGCAGTCCAACCTTATCACCTTTTTCAATCGGATCTTGCAGAAAATTCAGACCCACCGTCGATTTACCAACACCAGTATCGCCGTATAGCAATACGATCTCGTAGCCATCCTGTCGGCCGTACCCACCGCCCAAGTATTCATTGAACTTCGGAGTCGGCGCTGCGCGGTAGAGTCGCGTAGATCCCCAGGTGGCGCGTAGCTTCTTCGCTTCATCAGCGAAGTCGCGCAAAAATACTACCCTCTTGCTTAAACCCACCTAGAACCCCCAATCCCTCTTCTTGTTTTCCTCTTCGCGCTCGGCTGCAGTCTTTTCAGGCTCGGCAGGTGCTGCAGGTTTCACGACGATATGCTGTTTTTTAGCGATTGCCAGGAATTTGTCGATTGTCGTTGATCGGATGAAATAATCCAACTTGAGCTCTTTGATCTTTTCGGCGTGCCAGTCGTCCCGCGCCAGCGCGGTGAGCGCCAATTCTATTTCCTCCAAAGAAAAAGCGTCAAGAGTTTTCTTCACACCACGTTCAGGCAAAACTCGGAATTCGCGGTTGAGTATTTTATTCACCAAAGAAAGCAGATTCTTTTCTAACTCTGCCCTATTTATATTATTACTTTCTATTATATTATTCGCACTACTGTTAGCTACAGGGGTGGTCAAATCCGTTTTTTGTCCATAGCTCTCGACATTTTTGTCCATACCTATGAACATTTTTGTGGATAGTCTAAGGTATCGTTTATTGCCAGCACTCTTCACTACGTCAGATTCAATAAAACCAGCATCAACGAGTTCATTGATGAGCCTACTTATTGTTTTGGTGGATGTCCGATATAGATCGGCAAAATACTTATTCCCAGCCCAGCAAGTACCTGTTTTGTTTGCCAGAGCTGATATTTCGATATACAACAGCTTAGCGCTAGGTGTTATTTTGGCGTACCGTACCCCCGCAGGCAAAAAGCCTAAGAAGTTTGGTCGTTCAAGATTATCATTTTCCATTTTTACCCTCTCCCCCTTGACGTTGGTTGAAGGCTTTGCTATAATTCGAGTAAGTCGAATTCGTAAAGCCCCTGTACCCGCAGGGTGCTTTTAATTTTGGTTGAAGTTTCGAGGTCGAATTCGAGACTTATCCCCATCATACATCTTTGCTATCGAATAAACAACACACCACATATAGCGTCAATTCTCCTCGATCCTACGCTGTACCCCTTGAGCCGTTTCTTTTGGCGCAACCTGTTCCAGCTCGTAGCCTTTGATCCGACGCTTGCGCATAACTTCAGGTGATCCGTGATAAAAACCCTTCTCCTGGAGCTTACGACGGGCGCGGGTGATGCTTTCAAAACTCGGTCCGTGCCGTAACTTATCGATCTGATCAATAGTCAACCCCAGTTTGAGGTGAAATTGTAGGTACTGAATGATCAGTTCCTTATCGCTGTCACGCGGGCTCGCTCCGAAGGGGCTTACCCTATTATTTTGGAGCACCGACTCGACGGCTATGAACGTCTTAGTTTTTCTTGCGGCCATGCTTTTTCTCCTTCTCTTTTGGCGTTACGATAAAACTGTAGAGCGGATAGTTATCCATGCGCCCCACCTCTGTCCAGACTTCATCACGAAAACCGTGCTCCTCTCGTTGCACGCGGATCGATTCAACACGGCCCAGGCGCTCGACAATGCCAACCAGATCATAGACCTTGAGCACTTTGCTTGGATCTTCAGGATCAACACGAATACCACGCCCCACCATCTGATAATAGAGGGCCAGACTCATCGTAGCCCGCGCCAAAACAACACAGTCCAGGATCGGCACGTCAAAACCAGTAGTAAATACCCCCATATTGAGCATGTGTTTTATTCTGCCAGACTTGAACTCTTCGATCAGTCGCTCGCGCTCTTTGGTCGGCGTCTCGGCTGTAACCAGTGCCACCCCTATACCTCGATCCTCGATATGCGCCATTGCTTTTTTAGCTTGACCGATCGTCTGGCAAAATACCAGCGTGCGCTCGTGATGCGTTTCAGAGTACTCTATGGCCTGCACGATCCGTTGAATGATGCGCCCGCCGAATTTCTCTTGGCTGTCATCGGTAAAATTAGCCTCGGTGCTATTGAGTTTGAGCTCGGACCAGTCCATCGGATCAGAGTAGTATTGAATCGGTGCCAGATAGCCGTCGCGCTGTAGCTCGGCCGTTTCGATTTTATAGGCGATGCTTTTGAAAAATGGCGTGCGGCTGATGCGGTTGATCATCTTCAGGCTCGCAGTGCTTTTTAGATCCCCACCAGGCAAGCGCTCCCATAGCGTATCGATGCGATACGGTGTCGCAGTGAGTCCAACGATATGCTCGCACTGTATGGCCTTAAAAAAGCTCGTGAGCATTCCGTCTTGCTTTTTGGGGTTGACGCCGTGGCATTCGTCCACAATGGCATATTTGAAGTGTTCGAACTCTTCAGGCTTTTTGTAGATGCTGCCGATCGTGGCAAAAGTGAACTTGCGGATCTCCTTGCGGCCTTTGCTTGCGCTATAAATACCCGCGTCGATCAGTGGATCGTAGCTGATTAGCTTAGCATAGTTTTGCTCCAGGATTTCCTTGCTCGGCTGTAGAATCAGAATCGGCTCGTCGATGCGGTGGCATATCTCGGCAATGATCAACGATTTACCCGCGCCAGTGGCCGCTTGAATGATGAACGGCTTATTTGTTTTGGGGCTTTTGAGTTTCTTGACCGCGATCCCCACCGCCTCGTCCTGATAGTCGCGTAGCTTATACATTGATTTTTCCTTCCTCTTCCAGCCGTGTCAGGTATTCACGCCGTAGTTTTTGCATCATCTCGATCTTGCGGGTGATAGGTAGATTACCCAACTTGGTCCCGCAAGGCTCGCAGACAAGTGCCAGGTTGCTTTCGTGGTCGCTCCCGCCATGCGAAAAACTCAACAGATGCTCGATCGTGAGCTTGTCGAATGTCATTTTCTCGCCATGTGCGAAGCAGCGCTTTCCATCTCGTGCGGCCAACCTTGCTTTTTTGGCGCGTAGCTGTTTGCGTCGTCGGCTGACAGTTTTCCACTTTTTGCCAGTGGTGAACTTATCATAGGCCTCTTCTGATTCACCAGTGAAGGTGACGCCTTTCTTGCCTTCATAGATCACGGATACCCCGTTCTCTGTTTTGAATCGTACCAGCTCGTAGGGGTTAGTCGTATCAAGTACTACCGCCCCCATTTCACTGAGCCACGATTTGAATTTGTCTTGCTTGGCTATCATGCGATCGCTCCCATGATCCAGTCGTAAATTGTGAAGCAGATCCCCACCACGATCACCAGCATGACGAAGCACATGTACAGGTCTTCTAGTTTATCGATCATATCGGTTATTCCTTGTCGCTAGGTGCCAGAGGGCGCTCGCAATGATGCGCCCCCAGCTTACGTTTTTATCAATCAGTTCCATGCTATTTTTCGATCCCTTCCACGATTACAGGTGCTAGTGCCTCATTGAAGCTGAATCGAATATACTCGGCTTTGCCCGCAGCATCTTTGACGTAGCGGCTGTTGAGCAGTATCTGACCAGTAGCGCCTTTTAGTGGCATAACAACGTGCATATCGTTTTTGTTGAGCGTGATTTCACTCTCAGGCTTGACAACCGCGATCATACTCTTGCGCTCGTCGCCATCTTGAACATATACCCCACCATTGAGATCCAGGCGTATTGTGCCGCCATCGATCAAGTCCAGCGCCTCATTGAGTAGTGCAGCCTTGACGGTGACGCGTTTTGCAGCTGTTGCGGGGATCAATTTGTCCCACTCAGGATAGTTGCCATCAATGACGCGTGAGATCATTTTGAAGCGGCCATTTTGTACAGTGATCGACTCGTCATTGAGTCCGATGCTCCAGTCTTTTGTGAGCTTTGTCATTTTCATCAGCTCGACTACTTTTCGCGGTACCAGCGCTGTTAGATCGTGGCCAGTGTTGCGGGTGAATAGTCTGAAGCCGTCGGTGCTTGATACGTGGCCATCTGCTCGTAGCTCGATGCAAGTGAGTACAGGGCGCGTATCATCTTGTGACGCCTCAGTGAGTGCATCAATCATAGCGTTGACTGTTTGCTCTGGTAGTGCGATAGGTGCCTCGCCTTCTGGCAATTCTGGCCAGTCTTCGGCCGTGAAGTCTTTGACCTCGACCAGTCCCCAGTGTTTTTGAACGGTTGCCACTCCAGCCTTTTTCAATTTGGCGGGGTTGACGAATCCTGTTTCGATAATGTCTTCATCTTCGATGATGATCGCAGTAGTTAGATCTGTTGAGATCATGCGGCCTTTTTCGAATTTGACCACTCCCAGGATCGGCAGCGTTTTGCCATTTGGTATTTTGGTGAGTGCGTTTAGTTGTGCTTGTGTTGCCATTTTAGAGTGCCTCCTGTAGTGTTTCGATTACTTCGTTGAGTGTGTTTACCGCGTCCAGGTTGTCCATGTCCAGGGCGTCCCGTGCATAGGTGAGCGCTTGGATCAGTGTTTGCGGCATATCTTCACCGTGAATAGTTTTCTCGATGATGTTGTACCCGTCTTTGAGTACCTCGATTGTGTTGTCTTGAATTATCAGTGTTTTTCGCATATCTTTACCTCTGTTATTGTGCTATAATTGTAGGTAGTAGAGCGGGGCTCGCAGCCCCCGCCCACCACCTTAAAAACTTATTTTTGCTCGACCTCCAGCTTTGACGGATCACCGCCAGAGATTAGAGCCGTATCATCAGTAACGTTGTGCATGATCAGCACCCCGCCCATCAGATCCGCGATCTTTTGGGCGTCGGCACCGTTTAGGTGTACCGTGTGCATTACTTGGCCTCCCGTGGTGTGTTTGGCTCGACCTGATCGGGTGTGAAGTACACCGCAGCAGCTCGGCCCCACTGTGATTCTTTGCCGTCATCGGCTGTTTCGTAGGCGTTGCCCTTGAATTCCCAGACTTGGACTTGGCCTTTTTGCCCCTTGATCACGTGATAGCCACGCTCCAGCCATTGCCTGAAGGTGCCACGCTCCCAGTCGGTAGCGGGTTGTGTCGGCAAGCGGTTGTATAGATCCTTGATCGGTGTAAACTCTTTGCCAACATTCTCAGGCTTAACGAACTCACCTCGGTAGTAGCGATCACCGTTACCACCTATAGCCGTGTGAATATCCTTCCAGGCTTGGCCGTGCCATACTGCCTTTTTCTTGGTATTCAGAGTCTCGGCGATCAGGTGTGCCAACTCGTGGCGGATCGTATCCAGTAGCTCGGCATCGTGGTTGCCTTCGTTGCACCATTCAATGAATCGTGAATCGATAACGATCTTGCCAGCAACTGTCTTGCCCTTGCGGTACTTGGTAGCATAGCCAACCTTAGTACCCCTGATGATTGATGCGCTGATCTCGATCTTCCCGAACTTATACTCAGGCGTGCCGTCGATGATCATCTGTAGCGTTTTGTTTAACTGTTCTTGCACTGTAAATCTCACTTTCTGCGATCCCTCGCTATAATCCGTGAAGTAATCCAGGATCTAGCAGGGTGCTAGTGTTATATTGATACTGTTACAAACTGAGCGATCACGAATCCGAGGGCGGTGCTTGCGATGATCACAAGTGCCTCAGTTTTGGCGCGTTCAATCTGTTTTTTGCTTGGCTTATTCATTGAATAACCCCTTTCTTTTGTAGTTTTTGTTTTGGTGAAGAGCGCGGTTGTGGTGTATTTTGTGAGCGTCTTTTTTACTATCCATGCTCGATCAGATAGCCCGCGCTTTGTTCTTCGTTATTCATCACCGTGGAGCGGGTTGCACTATTTTGATTCATGGTAGGCGTTTACTACCGAACCCGCTTGCTTGTGATGTTCTCGCTTGCTGTGCTGCTTGCGATGTCCCTATAGTATCAGTACCATAGCCACGTTGTCAATACTTTTTATGAAAAAAGTCCAAAAAAGTCTTGTATAACAGGGGTGAGAATAGTATAATAATAAGTAGATAAATGGCCATCTTTTAAAAATTAGCGTAACAATACAGTGTATGATCCAGGCGGGCGCGATACTATAAAGCGCCACGCCAAACATACACAACGCCAAGCGATCGGCCATAATGCTATAATGAGATCATGGCAATAACAAAACAAACAGGCGCGCGAACATATCGCAAAATAACACCCCGAACCGTAGCGGAACACCAAGCGCAAGCGGTATTGACTGGCAATGCAACACAAGCAGTCCGCACAATCAACCCTGAATATATAGATCCAAGCAGTAGGGCGGTGAGAATCGCACGAAAAAGCAACATTGTGAATGCTGGTGAATTTATAGACAATAGTCTGCAACAGATCGGAGCAGAAGCGATTGAGAGGATCGGGGAGCTGGTGCATTCTGAAGATGAACGCATAGCCACTAAGAACGCACAATATGTTGTGGATCATATACGCGGTAAAGCGGTACAGCGGAGCATCACCGCCACTACACGATTCAATATACAGAACGTACTAGACTAGGCTTGTTACGCTATGACCCCTGTTAGTTAACGTCGCACAATATATGTTGTGCGACACATAAGCACCCCACCTATACACCCCCACCCCTATACATACAATAATTATTAAATGTTTTGATTATTTTGTAAAGTCTTATAAGGTATAAGGCCATGTTTTCAGGAAGGCAGGGGGGGCGGGCCCAAAAGGAAGCGGTGCGTCGGCGCGTATATACAGAGTATATTGAGACGATACCCTACCCACGCGCTTCTTTCTTCAGTTTGAAATTTTCTCTACTCTAAAATTTTTTCCAGTAAAATTTTCCCATCTCATAGCGTATCAACCACCCCTGTTATTGTTACGCTAACTATTGACATAAGCCCTTTGCTTTGTTACGCTAAAATAAATGGCAAGTCATCGACCACCATACGGATTTGATCACAACACAGGCGGCGCTATCGGCACCTGGATCATCTTTGTTGTCGTGGTGCTGGTACTGTTTAAGATATTCGGAGGGTAGCATGGAAGTGCTGAAAAAGATTGGGCGTCGCTTAGCCACGAAACATTATTTTTACGCGTACAGTGGGCGCGGTATTATTGAGGGCATTCCGAAGAATTTGCAGGGCGATGGTTTTGTCTCTGCTTTTTGGTGGGAGTCGCCTGCCGACATTCGTACTTTGGTGAAAGCGGATCTGCTGGAGAAGCACGCTGATTATAATCCGTGGCTGACGCGGTTTGAGAGGGTTCGCTAGTGGAAGGGGAGTATGAGGTCCGACTGCACTGTCATAATTGCGGTGTTGTCCAGGACTATATGATCCCCAAAGGTACGCGTGTTGTTACTGTTGCCTGCGATAATTGTGGCGTGAAACAGCTCAAGCGACTCGATTACTTTACTGCAAAATCTATTGAAGATAAGGTCAAGGACGAATTAAGGGAAGAAATGGGGTTGGACGATGACTAAGGTTGCACCAAAAATAAAGTGTCTGAATTTTGAGTTTTGTGGCAATGAATTCACGCCAAAACGGAAGACTGCGAAATTCTGCTCGGACAAGTGCCGCGTTGAGTATGCTCGGCGCAATAATATCAATGCGACAACGGGCGAGATCCTGGAGAATCCGTTTGAACGCGAAGTTGATGGCTACGATCCCGAAAAGGCGCTGGCTGCTTTTAAGAAAATGGGGCTCGATGAAGTCGAGTGGCTGACGAGTGGTATTCCTGCGTTTGATCGCTTGACGATGATTCCAAAGGGACGCCTGACGCAAATTGAGGGGCGCTACAGCGTCGGTAAAACGACATTGTGTTTGAACATGGTGGCGGGGCTGACGGACCGCAAAGTGCTCTATATCGACACAGAAGCGAGCCTGAACCCCTCTCTTTTGGTGGCCCTGAAGCTCGATCCGAAAAAGTTTGAGATCTACAACAAGTCTGGTTATTTGGAGGACATTGTGCCGATTCTGAAGAAGGCCATTCGCGAAAAGACCTATGATCTGATCGTTTTGGACTCTCTCGCCATGAGCACCACCAAAACAATCGATGAATCGGACATCACTGCCAGCAATATCGGCCAGAAGCCAAAGCTGTTCAACAAGTTCCTGGAGACGATTATGGGCGATCTGCGCGAGTCAAAGACTGCGTTTGTGATCATCAACCAGACACGCGATAAAATCGGCACCTACACGCCAGAAACGTACACTCCAGGCGGTACGGGCAAGGACTACAATGCGTCACTCATGATCAGCCTGAAGACGCTCAAATCGTGGCGTTTTGGCCGCACAGCGACCGACACCAAAAAGAAGTTGTTTATTGGCCAGGAAGTGGAAGCTACGATCATCAAGTCGAAGGTGAATACTCCGTGGCGGACAGCCAGGTTCAAGTTGTTCTATCCGCAGCCGATTGATAAAAGTAGCGAAGAAGGGGGTGAAAATGAGGGTGACGCACAGTTTTAAGAAGTTTTATACTACTGTTAGAGATGGTATTTATCCGAATGCGATCTTTGGCTACGGCAAGCGGCCGTTTGAACAATTCAAGGGGTACCGCAAGACTTTTTATCGCCATCAACACACATTCATCATTGATCTTTGGATAGTAGCACTAAGGTTTGATTGGAGGGACAGCGATGCCAAAATTGAAAAACTACGCGCCTGGGAAGAGGAGGAATATCTGGCTTCCTTCAAGACACGAAGAAATCGCTAGTCAAATCGAGAATTTTTCACAGTTTGTGCAAATTGCGCTCGATCAGGCCGAAGCTATCATGGCCTTTGATATAATCAAGAAAGAGAAGGGGCTGAAAAACAAGCCGCCCACTCAAGAAGCAATGGACCGCTTCAACGCGGACCACCCACTAGATCCATTAACACAGAAACGATTGAAAAAATGGCCCAACACCCCACACTCTCAGCAGAGTCCCGAACCCTGGTAATATCTAGGATCACCGACTACGACGAGCTCAACGAAGAGCAACAGATTAACTCTGCGATCAAGGTTATTGCCGAGGACTTCTACCTGTTCTCCGAGCGAAACCTGATGATCAAAGAGAAGATGACGAAGCAGCTGGTGCCGCTTCACGACGTTTTGAACTGGGAGCAGCAGGCGCTTGTGCAGCATGTGGTAGAAGATCTGGCCAAAGGAGTGCCGATTCGCTATATCATTTTGAAGGCGCGGCAGATGGGTATCTCGACGCTGATCGAGGCCCTTGCTTATTGGTGGACGAGCACGCATCGCTACGTGACGACCGTGATCATCGCCCACGAAAAGAACGCGGTCAATGCTCTGTATAAGATGTTCCGTCGATACTACGAATACAGTCACCCACACTTCAAGCCAGATCGCAAATATAACACCAAAGCCGAGCTCGTTTTTGATGTTTCCGATGAGGTCAAGCGCGAGTGCGACGAGCAGGGTGTCACGCCTCCTGGTTTGCAGTCTGAAATCAAGACGATGGTTGCCGCTGACGGTAAGGGTCGCGCGGATAACATCAACTTCTTCCACGGCTCTGAGGTCGCCTTTTGGGACGACTCGGCCGACATTGTTTCCAGTGCGCTCCAGGCCGTTCCTATGGCTCCTGAGAGCTTCGTATTCCTTGAGAGTACTGCGAATGGTATCGGTGGCTACTTTTACGACGAGTGGCAGCTGGCAAAGCGTGGTGAGTCGCAATTTACCCCGCTATTCTTCCCGTGGCACCAACACTACAAGTACGAAATGCCCGCGACTGACGAAGATCTCGGCAATCTTGACGATGAAGAGGAAGCGCTCTATGAGCTGTTCGAAGAAAACGGCTATGAGCGCGAGTCTTGGCCGCGAAAAATTGCCTTCCGTCGCCGCAAAAAGCTCGAATTCCGCACCGATCCGAAGAAGTTTTATCAGGAATATCCATCTACCCCTGAAGAAGCCTTCCTTGCCAGCGGTCGGCCTGTATTTGATACCCGCGTGCTGCAAAAAATGGAGAAAATCGGGCTCGACAAAGCCAAAGAATTCCCATATCGCTGCGGTGAAATCATCAGAAACCCTGATACTACGTCGCAAGAGAAGTTTATCTACCGAGAAATGCGCCGTGTCGGTGAAATGGACCCGTCACCACTTCGTCTTTGGTGGTTGCCTGAAAAGGGCAAAAAATACGTCATCGGCGTGGACGTTTCCGAGGGTATTGAGATCGAATCGAGCAAGGGGCGCGAGCCTGACTACTCTGTTATTGATGTGTTTGACGTGGCAGCGCGAAAGACAGTTGCTCGTTGGCGCGGCTATATCGATCCCGACTTGCTCGGTGGCGTAGTCTTTGCGATCGGCAAGTTCTACAATGATGCGTTGGTCGGTGTCGAGGTGAACAACCACGGTATTGCGACAGCTGCGCACTTGAAAAATAACTTCTATCGCAACCTCTACATGCGCGAAACTGCTGAAGATGATCAGTTCCAGGTACGCACCACAAAGTTCGGTTGGACCACAAATAAAAAGACCAAACCGATCATGATTTCTGAATTGCAGCGCTCAATTCGAGAAGGTGATATAATAGACCTAGACATTGTATTCATTCGTGAAGCAATGAGCTACGTTAAGAAGGACGATGGCTCGATGGCAGCCCAAGAAGGCCAACACGATGACACCGTGATGGCAAAGGCAATCGCCTTGCAAATGGCTGACTGGTCGCCATACGACACTGAATACGCAAAAGAAAAAATACATAAGCCGATAAAGAGAAACACACATGCCACCAAATCAAACAGCAGCACCTACTCCGACGATGGCTCCGCCAGCTCAGCCTCCTCATCTCGCCGAATTAGAGAAGCCGTTGAACGCCGACGATCGCAACGAAAAGCACACAGACGTCAAAGATCCTAGCGGCAACTTGACTGTCCAGCAAGTGCTGGAGATGTTTGATGATGCGAAGAAGTATGTTGATAGTGGCCTTCGCACAAAATGGGATAACTACTTCCGCGTCTACAAAGGGCAGCGGGTTATTCGCAATTATGAGGGTATTTCTGATCCTGTAGTCCGTGAATCTCACACGATTATTGAAACGCTTGTGGCAAATATCGCGGGCGGTACGCCAAAATTCCACTTCGTAAAGACGAATGAAGAACAGACTGACGATGTTGACGTGCTCAACGGAATGCTTGATTACTATATGGTGTACAACCAGATGGGACTCAAGAATCAGGAATGGGTGCGCGACATGCTTCTTTACGGTACGGGAGTGCTCTATGTTACTTGGCGCGATGGCCGACCTTGCATCGAAAATATCCCGCTTCGTGACTTCTTCGTCGATCCTACCTCTACAGGTATGATTCAGACTATCAATCCAGCTCGCTACGCTGGGTATGTGTACCTTGCCGACAAGGAAGTTCTTAGCCGACAGATGGTATATGACTCCGAAGAAGACAAGATGGTGCCACGGTACAAGAATCTTGAAAAGATCGGCTTCGATAAAGAAAATAACTCTGGTGGCGCTGGTGCTGAAAATGGCCACGAGATGGACAAGGTGTTCAAGGACGCCTTTGCTGGATCTACTCTTGGTGATAAAGCGACTGAGCGACAAGTATACGTCATTTGTTTGCACGACTTGATGACTGGCCGTGTTTACGAAGTTGGAAACCGCAAAGAATTTATCTATAACGAAAAAACTTGGTGTCAGCGTGAAGAGCTGGAACAGGACGTTGAAGTCGAAGTCGATGGCGAAATTGTGCCAACAAAGCGCAAACTCGACAAAATCGATCCATTCTTGCCATTTGCCGTGCTTCGTGACTACATCGATAGCTCGCAGTTCTATGGTGAAGGTGAAATGGCTGTCATTATGCAGGATAACGAGCTTCTTAATGACTACGAGGCTATGGACATTGACAACAATGCCTATCAGAATACTCCGATGTACTGGGTTGATCCGCAATTTGCTGACCTTGCGCCAGAAATTGAGACTATTCCAGGTGCTGTATATCCAATCCCACGTAACGCTATGGGCGCTCTTGAACGTCCGCAGCTATCAGGCGACCTAGAAGCCAAGAAACTTACCATTCAGCAGCGTATGCGCCGTGCTACGGCCGCTGACGAGGCTGTACAGGGTGTTGCGCAGCAGAAGGGCCGTGTTACTGCGACTGAAGTGCAAAGCCAGCTCAACCAGGCTAACACTCGATTCGCGACTAAAATTGCTAACCTTGAATCAGAAGGCTATGCACAACTTGGTCTTATTCTCTTCAAACTTGTGCAGATCTTCGTCACGAAGCGAAGTGCGGTTCGAATTGTCGGCCGACGTGGTGTTTACTTCAAAGATTACGATCCGTGGGAATTCAATGGCGAATGGGAAGCTCATGTTGAGCTCGACACGACTATCAAGCAGAAAGAAATGGAAGCTGGTATGCGTGACGAAAAGAATAAAGAGCTTATGCTCAACAACCCGATCTTCAATCAGGTTGAAATTCACCGTTACTTCTTGCAGAAAAACGATCCTGAACTCAGCGACGAACGATTCAATGAAATGCTTGCTCCACCAGCACCACCAGAAGAGCCAAATCCATTTGAAAACGTTACGATCAACTACAAAGACGCTACTCCTTGGACCAAGTACCAGATCGAGCAGAAAATGGAACTTACACCAGATCCTAGCCACTTGGGTGAGCAACAGCTACAGATGCTTGAACAGGGCAACCGTGGCGCTGACCTCATGAACCCTATGACTGACGCAGCTGGCGGCCTTGTACCAGGAATGGAATCACTATTGCCAGGCGCGGGCGGTGAAGCTACAGCAGCTGCACCAGAAGGTATGCCTTCAGTAGCACCAGCGGAGATGGCGTAATGGACGTTCGATCAAACGGACTGCTGCTGAGCGACGACGGTGCCGTTCGTGTTATAATCGTAAGCGAATAGTTAAAAGGAGCAAAATACTATGGCAGATCCAGTACCAAACCAAGAAGTCGATGAACAGACTCGTCGCCGCGCAGTCAAAGAGCTGCACGAAAAACGCGCCAAAGAGCGTGCTGATGAAATTCAGGCACTCAAGGCTCATTATGCGCAGATCAAAGATAGCCCAGCGCTTGCTGACATCATTGAAAAAGCGCGATCATTCGCAGGCTACCACCTGAAACTCGCCAAAGATGGCGTTGGTGCTCGAAAAGTCGGCGTGGACGAAAAAGGCCAGCCTGTTTTGGAGGATTACTACCTCACTCAAGAGCAGCGCGTGGCTGAACTCGACCAGGCCAAAGGTATCGAGCAGCTGATTGCATATATTGAACAAAAAATCAATTAGTGTATTATAGGGTTATGGTTACATTGCGTAACCCGCAATTTTCAAACAAACAAGGAGAAAATGATGGACGAAGAAAAGTCTACAACTCCCAACGCTGACAACCAGGAGGATTTGAACCCAACTGACCAGCAGGGAACAGACCAGCAGACCGACGAAAAAGTCGATAACCTGGACGAATCATCAAAATCTACCGAGCAATCGGACGATGATGATAAAAAATCGGAAACCGAAGGCGAGGAAGATGACTCCGCCTCTACCAAGTTCGATGACGATCTTGA